CTACCTTCGGTTTAAGGCTAAAGCAGCCCTGGAGGCCATCGAGGAGACAAATCCGAAAAAGAAACGCAAACAGGCTGTATCAATGGATGACATCAGACATCCAGAACTTTACAAACGACTGCTCATGTGGCGTGAGAAAAAAGCATCTTTCCATGACACAACCCCCAACAATATCATTCAGCAGAGGGCTCTGGTTAACATCGCTAACTATCTGCCTGCCGACAAGCTGTCTCTGACGGCTGTGCAATATGTGGGACGCATAAGTGTTACCAAATATGGAGAGGACATCCTGGGAATCGTCAACACCTATCTGACCCAGAATAATCTTCAGGGTACTTCCTTGTCGATTATTTCGAAAGAAGCCACAAAGGGGAAAGGGGTATCTGAAACATACCAAATCACATTCGATCTGTACCGTCAAGGAAAATCACCTGAACAGATTGCCACCGAACGTGGATACTCACTTTCTACCATCATGGGGCATCTTGGCTATTTCGTCAAAAAAGGGGAATTGCCTATGTCTGACTTTGTGACACCCTCACAGCAACATGCCATTCAACAAGCCGTCGCAAAGGTGGGAACATCACATGGGCTCAAGGCCATTAAAAGCAACTGTTCTGAAGAGGTGACATACGACCAAATTAAGATCGTGCTCTCGATATGACAATCTGTCACTTCTTTGTCATACTTTGCTCTTATCCCAACTCATGGCATGTGATTTGCTCACAGATAATCGAATTGCAACAGCATTCATGTGTTCATTCATTCGAGTATAAACAATAAAAATCATACAAAATGGGAAAAGTAATTGGTATTGACTTAGGAACTACAAACAGCTGCGTTGCCGTTTTCGAAGGTAACGAGCCGGTAGTAATCGCAAACAGTGAAGGAAAGCGCACCACTCCGTCGGTGGTAGGCTTCGTACAGGGCGGTGAGCGTAAGATTGGTGACCCGGCAAAGCGTCAGGCTATCACCAACCCGAAGAACACCGTGTACTCTATCAAGCGTTTCATGGGTGAGAACTGGCAGCAGACCGAGAAGGAAATCTCACGCGTACCTTATAATGTTGTCAACGAGAACGGCTATCCGCGCGTTGACATTGAGGGCCGTAAGTACACTCCGCAGGAAATCTCGGCCATGATTCTGCAGAAGATGAAGAAGACCGCTGAGGACTATCTCGGACAGGAAGTGACGGATGCCGTTATCACCGTGCCTGCATACTTCTCTGACTCTCAGCGTCAGGCAACGAAGGAAGCTGGCCAGATTGCTGGTCTGAATGTTCGTCGTATTGTCAACGAGCCAACGGCTGCTGCACTAGCTTATGGTGTGGACAAGGCTAACAAGGACATGAAGATTGCCGTATTCGACCTCGGTGGCGGTACGTTCGATATCTCTATCCTGGAGTTCGGCGGCGGTGTGTTCGAGGTGCTTTCTACCAATGGTGACACTCACCTCGGTGGTGATGACTTCGACCAAGTGATCATCGACTGGCTGGTGCAGGAGTTCAAGAACGACGAGGGTGCTGACCTGAAGGCAGACCCGATGGCCATGCAGCGTCTGAAGGAGGCTGCCGAGAAGGCTAAGATTGAGCTGTCGTCGTCTACAAGCACTGAGATCAACCTGCCGTACATCATGCCGGTAGGCGGCGTGCCGAAGCACTTGGTGAAGACACTGACTCGTGCTAAGTTCGAACAGCTGGCTCACGACCTCATTCAGGCTTGTCTGGCTCCCTGTCAGAAGGCCATGGCTGATGCCAAGCTCTCGACATCTGAGATCGACGAAGTAATCCTCGTGGGTGGTTCGAGCCGTATTCCTGCCGTGCAGACACTGGTGAAGAACTACTTCGGCAAGGAACCGTCAAAGGGTGTGAACCCCGACGAAGTGGTGGCTGTAGGTGCTTCTATTCAGGGTGCCATCCTGAACAAGGAAGGCGGAGTGGGCGACATTGTGCTGCTCGACGTGACACCGCTGACACTGGGTATCGAGACCCTTGGTGGCGTGATGACTAAGCTGATTGAAGCCAACACGACCATCCCGTGCAAGAAGAGCGAGACGTTCTCAACGGCTGCCGACAACCAGACCGAGGTGACCATCCACGTGCTGCAAGGCGAGCGTCCGATGGCCGCACAGAACAAGTCGATCGGTCAGTTCAACCTCACCGGCATCGCTCCCGCACGCCGCGGTATTCCTCAGATTGAGGTAACCTTCGATATCGACGCCAACGGTATCCTGAAGGTCAGCGCCAAGGATAAGGCCACAGGCAAGGAGCAGGCCATCCGTATCGAGGCCAGCAGCGGTCTGTCGCAGGATGAGATCAACCGCATGAAGGCTGAGGCCGAGCAGAACGCTGAGAACGACAAGCGCGAGCGCGAGCGCATCGACAAGATGAACCAGGCCGACTCGATGATCTTCCAGACCGAGACCTTCCTCCAGGAGAACGGCGACAAGCTCGGTGCCGACAAGACCAACGTGGAGCAGGCCGTCCAGCAGCTGAAAGACGCCCACAAGAGCGGTGACGTTACCGCCATCGACAATGCCATCAACAACCTCAACCAGGTGATGCAGGCTGCCTCGCAGAAGATGTACAGTCAGGCTGGCGGTCAGCAGGCAGGTCCAGGCGCCGGTTTCAACGGCGGCCAGGCAGGCGGTCAGCAGGCCCAGACCAACGACCCGAATGAAAACATTCAGGATGCCGACTTCGAGGAGGTCAAATGATGGAAGTTAAACATCCATAAACAAATCACAAAGAAATCCGTGTAACTCAATAAGTTGCACGGATTTTTAATTTTTGTTAATTCTGATATTTCTCTTGTTTTATAGCGATTTTTGGCGTAAATTTGCAACGGATTTGTACCAAAACTTATTTTGCAATGACACCCAACGAAAATATACATGTAAAATCTACGAGCGAAATTTGGCTTGTTTTAATCTAATTTTGAGTATGGCAAGAGCAAAGTTTGAAATCAAGAGAAAATGCGAAATCTGTGGCGCATGGTTTTATGCCAAAACCGTTGAGTCTAGGTTTTGCTCAAAGAAGTGTAGTGAGATTGCAAGCAAGAAGAAAAAAGCAGAGATTGAAAAGTTGGCGAAACTTGAAGAGTTGGTTGCCAATATCCCAGATTCCAGAGATTACATCAGCGTTCAAGAGGCTGTTGCCATGTTTTCTGTTAGCAAGGACACTATTTATCGTCTCATCCGCAAAGGGACAATTCCATGTGTGAATTTGGGGAAACGCCTTATCCGGATAAAAAAGTCTGACTTAGAGAATATGTTTGGCGGAAGAGAGTATGTACTTGACAACACCTTCAAACCCTTGCCAAAGCTTTACAACATGGAGCCAGAGAATTGTTATACGATTGGTGAAATCTCTGAGAAATACCATGTGAACGACAGTACTGTTTATCTTCATATTCGTAAGTACTCCATCCCCATCCGTCAGATTGGGAACTATGTGTATGCGCCCAAAGAAGACATTGATAACCTTTACAAATCAGGCAAGCCATGAAGAAATCATTTACTAATACCCGCGTAACGGTCAGGTTGCGCAAGTCAGATTATTATGATGAATGGTACCTCTATCTGGAAGCTTATCCTGTTCAAGTGGAGGGAAAGGATAAGCCACAGCGAGTGAGAGAGTACATCAACCGTTCTATTAAAACACCTATCTGGGACAAGTCGCGAACAGCTCGGACTGGCTCAGATGGGAAAGTAACCTATAAGCCTAAGCGTGATTTGAATGGTATAATTCTCTGCAAGTCAGAGTTAGACCAGGAGAATTGTCTCTACGCAGACCGCATCAGAGCCATTCGCCAAAAGGAATACGACACCAAAGACCTCTATTCTGATGCCGATGCAGCAATGGCAGAACAAGTGGAGAAATCAAGATGTGATTTCATCGCTTACTTCAAAAAGTTGGCGTACACTCGTAATACCAATAATACAGATAGTGTTTATAATACTTGGTTCCGTGTATATGAATTATTGAAGCTATTTGCCGATAACCAGCCGTTACTGTTCGGCTCTATAAATCTACAAATGATAGAGAAAGTTAGGCAATTCCTTTTGGTGGCTCCCAAGGGTGCAGGAAAGAAAGGAATAATTTCCCAAAACACGGCTTCATCGTATTTCGGCATCTTTAAGACTGCCTTGAAGCAGGCTTTTATCGATGGTTACTTTATGGTTGACATTGCTGCCAAGGTCAAAGGCATTCAGGAGCAGGAAAGCAGACGCGAGCATCTGACAATGGAAGAACTTAACCAACTGGCTGCAACACCATGTAGTAATCCTGTTATCAAGAGAGCTGCCTTGTTCTCTGCACTTACAGGTCTCCGGCATAGTGACATCATGAAGATGACCTGGCAAGAGATTACTAAAGAAGGCGAACACTATCGCATCAATTTCACTCAACGCAAGACTAAAGGTGTGGAATACATGCCAATATCCGACCAGGCATATCAACTTTGTGGAGAGCCTGGGCATCCCGATGAACTCGTTTTCGGTGGACTTCCACAGCCATCCTGGATTTCAAAACCAGTTGAACGTTGGATAAAAGCTGCTGGCATCAAGAAGCATATCACCTTCCACTGCTTCCGCCATACATACGCTACGCTCCAGTTGACCAGCGGCACAGACCTCTATACCGTCAGCAAAATGTTGGGCCATACCAATGTTCGCACGACACAAGTCTATGCAAAGGTGGTTGACGAGAAGAAAGAACAGGCTGCTGACACCATAAAACTGAATGTAGATTTCAATAATTGAGGCAAATCTGCCTCCTTCATATTAGGG